GGACAATATCAAAAGATATACAGAATGATTTTATACACCTTAAAGAACATAAGGAAGGAAATGATTTATTTCAAATAGCTGTAGCTCAAAGGGAGCAAGGGGTTATTAAATCTATCGAAGGTGCTAGGAAAAAAGGTGATATAACTGAGGCTGAAGCAAAAGCTTATAAATCTGTTTATTGGAATCTCAAGAATAATACTGAAAAAGAATTAAACTGGTCTAAATTGAAGGACAAGGAATTTGTTGTTCCAAATGACAAGGGAGATAGAATTTCAGTTACTGGAAAAGAGATTATAGAAGGCTCTATTGATAAAAACTTAACTGGAATTAATCAAAAGCTTTCTAAGAGGTTTGAATCTTTACATGGCTTAATCAGAGGTGATGAAAAAGTTTTCAAAAAATATCAAACTGGTAAGTATTTTGACCCCGAAACAAAAACTCAACCAATTATGAATTGGAAGAAATTTATTAAAGATGCTCAAACTTCTTTTGAAAAAGGTGACAAGATTAAAATGGAAGTTGGTATTGATGGGATGAGACATATTATGCGCTCAATGATGTATGAATTAGGTGCCAGAGGAAACAATTATAACAAGTGGGTATTTAATCCTACTGGTAAGTTTGAGTTTGAATCATACTGGCCTCATATGTTCTTTGATAAAGGTGCTGCTGAGAGGTCTATGAGAAGAGCTTTAGATAAGGTTCAAAAAGATTCAACTTTAAAACCAGAAGAAAAAGAAAAAGCTTTAAGAGATATTGTCATGAGACATAAATCCTTGACTGGAGATTGGCAATTTGCTGAAGTTAGCGATTGGGATAAGGTTGACATTCTTTCAATTAGAGACAGCTTAAAGGATATCGCTAAAGAAAAAGCCAAGAAAAAAGAAGTTATTAAATGGGCTGATATGAAAATATCTACTGGTTCTTTATTCTCTAGGAAAGGTCATGTTGAAGGTTGGTCTACTGATATGAATGTTATGGATACTTATGTTAAAAATATAACTAATGCTTATTATAAGCAGCTTAATCAAATAATTGCAAGAGATGTTATTGATAAATCATATAAAAGAATGAGAAGTAAATTTGGAGCTGAATTAGCTGGAAGATGGAGTAAGTTCTTTAAATTATATACTCAAGGAGCAATGGGTCAACCAGATGTTATACCAGAAGATATATACAATGACCCTAAAATGAAATTAAAGGGCACTCCTTATAGTTGGTGGGCTGATAATAGAGTTTTAGATAGAGTGAACTCCATTAGAAGAAAATTAGGGTTAAAAAAGAGTGACCTTCCTAAAGAGTTAGAAGATTTTACTTATCAGGATATAAGAAATTGGTCTAACATGGAAGCTAAATTTGAACTTGCAGCTTTACTTGCCCATCCAAAATCTGCTGTAACCAATTTATTTGGAGGTAGTTTACATACTATACAATCAGCAGGACCAGCTGCATTAATGAAAGCTCGAAGTGTCAAATGGCTTAAAAGAATTAACCCTGAATGGAATAGCATACAAGATGTTGAAGATTTTGTTGTCAAGAAAGGAGTTGTTCCAGAGTTTATGGTTCATGAACTTGGATTAGGTAAAGAAGCTAAAGGCATGAAAGGTATAGAAGCTTTTATTGGTGACTTGACTTCAAAAATTAACTCTAAAGACCCTATTGCCAGGAAGGAAATTCTTTCTTTAGGTAAAAAACATGGACTTTCTGATACAGTAATATCTAAAGCTTCTAAGTTTATGTCTGTTCCTGAAAGAACATTAAGAAGAGATGCTTTTATGGCTCATTATGTTAGGGCTTGGGAACAATATGGCGGAATGATTAAAGACCCTAATCACCCATTTTTAATAGAGACTGCTAAAAAAGGTGTGAAAGCTACACAATTCTTATATGAGGCCCCACAGCGCCCTTTTTTCGCGAGAACTGCTCTAGGTAAGGTAATGACAAGGTTTCAACTTTATGCGTGGAATTCGGTACGTTTTCGTAACGATGTGATAAGGGAGGCTAAAAGGTATGGTTTTAAGCCTGGAACTGCAGGTTATGAAAAATTCAAGAGAACTATGACTATTGATTTGTTTGTAGCAGCTATGGGAAGTATATTTATGTATAGTTTATTTGATACTGCTATGCCTCAGCCTTATTCATGGCTGCAGGATACAGCTAATTGGATATTTGGTAATGAAAAAGAAAGAGAAAGAGCTTTTTATGGTACTTATCCAACTGCTATAGCTCCATTGCAAATGATAAGTCCTCCAATAGCTAGGATTCCTATGTCAGTTATAATGTCTTATGCTAAAAATGATTGGAGTAAATTAACTGATTATCAAGCATATACTTTCTTTCCTTTTGGTAGAATTATAAGAGATATATTTCAACCTGGTAGAGGATTAATTGATAATCCTTCTAGACTTCCTGAGAAATTCTTGGGGTTACCTTTGCAGGATATTAGTAGGTTCCAATCTCAAAGAAAAGATGAAATTGAGGAGGGCACTAGATATGACCAACCTAAACCTGGTATGTTTTAAATACCTTTAATCTTACTTTCGATATATTCAAATGGGTTAAATGTATGTGACAAACATTCCATATGAACTATTACTGCCTCATCATCATAAAATATTCCATCATCATCCACAAAACCTCTAGAAGCTTTATAGGCAGGTGCTGTCCCACCTATAAGCTCCTTGCATTTAGCACATCTTGTCATTTTCCTTCTCTTTCTATCTGTTCTAAGTATCTCTGATTTCTAGATTTCTTGCTTTCATCTTCTATCATGCCCCATAAAAGGCATAAGTAAACTATTGCATCTGTTATTCTTCCTCTAACATCTTCTCTTTGAGAACTATGACCTTCAATATGTGCAGTTATTCCGTCCATATGCTTCAATAAATAGACAAGTAAAACTTTTTCTCTACTTAAGTTTAAATTATCGCCTATTCTTTCAAAGTTAGCAAAAGCATTATTCTGCTTCCTGGCGTACTCCTTCTGTCCCGCTGCTCTCACCGTCTGTATCTCCTTGAAGATTTGGTTTATCAGCGTTTCCATCTGTTTCCTTGTCATGTTCCTCTGTCCTTTCAGCAACCATTTTATCTAAATAAGCTCTAAACTCTGTCATATCCCCTTTCATCTTTATATAAAGACCTAGGATATCGTCAAGCTGTCTTAATACCATGTGTGCCTCATTAACTTTCTTGTTAATTTCAACCACAACATTAGCCATTTCTTTCATGGTTGGCTTTTTTTTGAATTTAGCCATCTAAGCTCCTTCTTTCATTTTATAATTTCCACAAACTGTGTACTCTATTAGTTATTCTCAACCACTAATTGCACACGCTTTATCTCTTTTTTCTCTAAACTTTATGTTCTCTTTGTTTAGTTTCTTTGTAAATTTCTTCATTGCTTTATCTGCTTCTTCTTTATAAACAGATTTACCAATTCTATACTTTACTGCTGGTTCTCTATTTACAATTCTTATCTCTTGAATTTTATTGTCGAAATAAAACTTTATTCCTTCAAGTAATTTTACACCAGTTAGAGTATCTTTACCTACAACTTCCTCTATTATTTTGGAGATTGCTTCGTAGTCGTCTCTTGGCATAACTCTAACTCCCTTCTTAAGAATTTATTCTCTTTTCTAGCTTCATCAAGTTGAATCTGCAAGTGTCTTCTTTTATCATATTCTGTTTTCAATGTCATTTTTATTACCTCCTATTTCTTTTAGTATAAATTCCTGATGATTTTTTGGGAACCTACCTGTAGGTCCTCCTGTCTTAAAAACTGGGTATAATCCCTTATTTCCGCACAAAAATAAGGGATGTTCATTTACCCATCTTCCTTCTCTCTCCATCCTCAACTCTGAGAAATATTTTTTATTTCGTTTAAATACCATTTGCCAAGTCCTCCAATGGGACTAACGCAATCTCGCTTGTATCATCGTCTCCTCCCATTACCATTCTCCCTTTTCCTTTGAATACTGATTTCTTGACTATTTTCTTCAATTTATCAACAGGAAACATTAGAACTCCTTCTATATTTCCATCTATTGTAAGTACTTGGGCCCACCATTCTGCTTGCGTTGTATTTAAACCACTAAGTTTTCCTCTGGATGCTAATTCAATAGCTACATTACCAGTTTTTTTCCATATATCTCTTTCTGTCTTTACTTCAACTTTACCTACTGATAATATTTTAGCAAAACTCTTTTCAAATTTCTCTCCAAATTTTAAATCAATGTCAAACTTATTATCTTTATTGTATTTTAAAGCTTGATATTCATTTAATTTGTTTGCTACCACAGCGGATGCTTCTTTATAGTCTCTTGTCTTTTCTTTTGCCACTCTTCTGATGTTAAGCCTCCTTTCTTTTTCTTTCCTATTTGGTGAAATTTTGTACCCATTTTAGGGAAATTACACTTATTATAACTCATCTTCATCCTCCTTCTCCGAACATTTATCACATAAACCTCTCCAATCAAGGAGACTAACCATTTTGTCACATTCATTACATATATCTGGTAAAGGCATCATATAAATTTTCTGGGGCAAACTAGCATGTCATTGCTTGGGCTATCCAACCCACTAAACTAATCATTATTCAGTCAGTTTATCCAGCTGTTCACCGCTGGCGTGTCGTTTACCCCATTTGCGTGTGTTAAAAATCTCTACTTGACATCTTTCTTAATACATACTTCCTTAATTCATACTCTTGTCTGTCAAGCCACTTTAATAATTTTCTGAAGTTTCTATCTGTTAAAGGCCCCTTACGAGTATTACATCTTCCACATATCATCTGAAGATTTTCAGGAGTTGAATTCCCACCCATGCTAAGAGGAATAATATGGTCACATGCCATGTTATTAACAAGAAGCTTCTGATTGCAATAATTGCAGGTACGTCCATAAACCCTATATAATAATTGACGAACTTCCTCAAGTGATATATTAAATTCAACTTCATATTCTTTACTCCTTCTTTTAAGTGTCGACCTTAGCGTTGATGATTTCTTCATTAATCTATGAAACGTTTTCTTTGCAAATGTTCCATGATGTTTCTTTAGCTTTCTGCTGAACTTCTGTTCCCAGATAGTCAACCTATTAGGGGACTTTCGTCCCCTTTTAGGTTTGTAGTATTTTTTCTTAGTTTTATGCTCTTCCATAATCTCTTAATTTGATTTCTTTTTTAGTTACGATTGATAAGTTTGTTTGAAGTTCTAATTTCCATACTCCAAAAACTAAACTTATACCACTCAAGGTTTCATTGCCAGTTCTTATTATCCCAAACCTAAATAGTGATAATAATATAACATAAAACCTATCATCAAGTAAAGCTATTTTTATTAACCATCCCATTATTGAGTCCTCCTTAATCTAAATGATGGAGTCCATTCAACTTCGGTGTCAAACAGTTCTCCATCGGTGTTTTTGAATAACCTAACTGCTCTGTTTTTAGAATCTGATTGTCCATTTAGACCAATCACCTTTCTCGAAGCGTTCTCAATTGCGCCTGAACCTTTACCTGCGTATAAGTCAAGCACTTCATTTCTGCTATACTCTCTGCTTACTTGCGATATTTGAATTACTATCATATCTGTATTTACAGCTAAATTAGATAATCCATGAGATATATATTTAATCTTTTCATATTCTCCTCTATAACTAACAGGAGTATCCACTAAATCAATATAATCTACAATTACTAATGATGGCTGTAGTTCCCTCACCTTTTCTGATATTTTGTCAAGAGTTGGTGATATTGTTTGAACCATTATATGCTCTAATTTATCTTTATGCAATTCATACAAATTATCGTAATTATCGTTAACTTCTTGTTTCTCTTTTCCAGATACTATTTGAAGATGTCTTCTATGCATATACCAAGAAGATAGTTCCAAACTAAGGAATAATGTAGGTATTTGCCAATCTTTGTTTATTAGGTTGTTTTTGAAATCAACTCCTAATGCCAAATTTTGAGCAAATGTCGTTTTATTAGACCCAGTTGGTCCAAAGATAGTTACTAGTTCTCCAGGAAATATAACTGATTCTTTATCTATTCCTAGGGCTCTTCCTAGGTCTATGGTTTTACCACTGAAATCAGTTGTTAATCTCTCGTGTAACTCTCCTTGCATTTCATCTGCTGATTTAATATCAATCAAATAGTCTTTCTTGTCAAAGAACATACATTGAGTTTTACAATGCTCTACCATTATTGGGTCATGGCATCCATATTTATAATTCCTATTATAAACCTTTTCAACCATTTCCATTATCTGATTCTCATTCATGCTCTTGTTGTTCCAATGAAGCATACATACTTTAGCATAGTGACTAGGTATACCATGTCTTTTAAAATGACTGATTATCCTCATTGCTGTAACATGCCTTGCTCCCTGTTTAGCTCCCTGTTTTAACATTGATTGTACACATGGAACTATTTTATTAGGTTCTGATATTTTATTAAATACCTGAACATCTGGAACATCAGTTATTATTGTATGTTCTAACTCTCCATCTCCTTTAAGTGTGTGATATTTAAAATCAATACGATTAGTCTTAGCCATCTCTAAGATTTCATCAACATCTTTATTCATTACTTCATCTCTAGTTAAAGGGATTTTGTATAAACCTGTTTTCTGATTAGTAGTATGCTGAACTCTATAGATACCTGTCCTCATATAAATGCTAGCATCTATATTCGGGATTAGTTTCTTTAGTGTTTGCTTGACAATATAAGGTAAATCGTTACCAGGTTTAAAATTAAATAAAGATGCTGATAATATCAAATGGTATCCAGAGCCAGAGAAATAAGATTGAAAGCTCCCACAATCAATCTCTGAATCCTCCAGCTCTAGGATAATACCTCTCAAGATGTCTAAAGTTTTTTCATCAGTATTATCTCCCTTGTCTATATCAATAGGAATCTTATCAATATATCTAATTCCAAAGTAGTCTCTAAGACTCCCTTTTTTTTCAACATACTGTAAAGCCGTTTCATCATAAAGATAAACAGACCTATATAAAGGTTCCTTGCCTATATAATTAACAAGTTTGTTAGATGGTATAATAATACCTCTATTTACTGGTGTACCTCTAGCTATCTCGACATACATCATAGATTAGCTAAACCGCTTCCAGACATTTCAGTTTTCTCAGTAACTTCATCAGTAACTTCTTTTAAATATCCTTTTGATTTCATCCAATCAACATCACTTTTTAACTTTGCTTTATTCTCTTCTTGATTTTTATAAACTTTAGTAAATACTCTTACATAAGCTTTTCCACCTGGAGTTTTAGGCTGTTCTTTATAGAAATAACCTAAATATTCCATAGGAGGTTCATAATCTGAATTAGGCTTTAGGAATTTTCTATTAAGATATTCTGATATATCATCAATTTTATCTCCTTTTTCATCTTCCCATTCTCCATCAACATTTATACCTGCTCCACATCCGATTTGGTCAAAGAAATGATACATTCTTTTAAGAACACTACCACCAGTTATCTTTCCATTCTCTTTTTCAAGAGAGCCTTTAATCTGCAATGTTCTATCATAATCACTATCTTTTTGCTTTACTTTCACTTCTAAGAATATATCAGCCCAATCAAAAGTTCCTGATTTATCAGTAAACTCTAATATGCCAAACTCACATATTCCTGTAAAGTTTCCAAAACTACTTGTTCCTTCTGGTTTGAATATCGCCATTATTTATCTCCTTTATAGATTAGATTCCATTTTAACTCAATGTCCTTACCCTTTAGGTGGGGACTTCTACTTCCAGCTTCAAGTGCTTCATTTGATTTAAATGATACCTTTAGCTTTCCTTTTTCATCATCTCTGTAGACATATCCAATAGCGTCACAGTCTGCCATTAACATATTCTTTAATTTACCTGTTAAGTCTAGACTTTCTGGTTCTACTATTGCTTTACTATCTACCACGGCTCTCGCCCATTTCCTATGTCCGATGATTATGACATGAGGAAATATCTCTTTAAGAAATTGAACAGTATTCAGCACTTTTTCTCTTACCATACCAAACCCTTTACCAAATGCTAAATCTTGGACAGCAGATACATTTTCTTCTTCACAAACGGCTTGTTCTGCCCATGATGCTATCTTGTCTATCGTATCAATAGCTACATACTTGTATTCATGTCCTTCTTGAGCTGATTTTAGTAAATCTATTAGTTCAGCTCTACTGCTAACTGTTTCTATGTAACCCTCAATCATATTAGCTCCACCTTCTGTATCAATTATAAGACAATCATCTAATTGACTAAGTGCAGTAGTTTTACCTACTTTTGGAGCACCATATAATAACATTGTTTTAGGGTTTTTACTTACGGCTTTTCTTTTTACCTTTTTTAACGTCATCTTTCCTCCTGTTTTTCTTTATTCTGGTTCTTACATTACTATACATTGCTTTAATGCATTCAGCTATAGTTTCCATTATTTTTCTCCTGATTAATTGAAATGAGCTGACTTAAAAAGATTGCTGTATACGGTGTATACCACCTATCTTCATCTTATTTAAGCCAGCCCATTATATTACAACATTCAGGCTATTTATACAAGGTATTTTTCTCTAGTATAGCTGTAGGAAAATTGAATGACAAAGCTGCTTCGTATGGTTGCTTAGTAAGCACTTTACGAACGGTATTTGCTATAAAACTTCCTGCCATATTTGAGCAATAACTTGTAGCCTTCATATTGCATGGTTCTGAACTACCTTCCTCATCTGAATACCAAGTTTTTTGATATTCTTTAAGTTTAGGGTTGATAAATGTGTATTGTTGGTAATGTTCTGCACCCATTCTACCATCTATCAACAATCTAGGTTTAAACCCTTTAAAAGACAAGCATGTCTTCATAGCTTCCAGCCTTGATTCCATACTATCAAACCCTAATATTATAATATCATCTTCATTATAATACATAAAAGTTTCAAATAATCCATCCATTTCAGTTATTTCTGATTCTGGATTAATGTCTTTTATTAGTGAACTTAAAGCTGATGTTTTACTCATTCCTATATGAGAATGTCCATATTGAGAAACTCCTATATTAGGTGCT